TAAATATGTCTCATCTTCTTCAGAATATTCTTCTTCATCAATTTCTATATCCCAATCAGAAGAATCCCCCATTGTACCATATTCCAAATCTTCTGAACCATCACCAATCATATCCAATCCATCAAAATCTTCGTCTGTTGGTGTCATATAAGTGTCTTCTTCATTTGAAAATAATCCGGTACTTTTACCATCATACCTCATTTCATTTATTTTCATATTAGAATATGGTTTAACAACCCCCTTATTATTAACAACCAAGCCAACCTTGTCGTTAGCGAAATCCTGAACATATAATGGTTGTTGATTTATCTGTTGTCCATATGTTGTGACATAACCATCATAAACTTGTTTGTGTTGGTCAAGAATATCATTCTTTTCTGCTTGATTCATTTTGAAAAAATATGCGTTCATAATCTTTTTATTTATAAATATAATGTATTTATTAAAATATTTATCAGTATGAAAATTATAATAACAGAAAGTCAAAGACGAATACTACTTAGAGAAAGTACTGGAGAACAACTATGTGGTATCATTAAACAAAATGCCGAAAGGGTTAAAAAAATAATTGAGGAGGCCAAATCACAAATAGGACTTAACCTTCAATTCTTGTTAACTTGGGGGGCTGGTATTGGTGGCTTTATGGGTCCAATTGAAGATTTTGTTAGAGGAAAATACCCAAGTCTTTCTGAGTTACAACTTAACCTTATTTTGATTGGTGTTATTGCAACCTATTTTGTTGAGAATAAAAAATTCTTAACAAAAATCTATAACAAAATTAAAGATGAAGGAATTGTCAAACAATTTGAAAATATATTAAAAAAGAGTGATTTATTAAGGAATACTTTCCTTGATTTTGTTGATGGTCTGGGTGTGACCTTTCATAAAATTACAAATATGATGAGTTATACTTTCATCATACCATTAATCCCCCTAATATATCAAATGGTTACAGATGGATTGGTAACTAGCCTTGATTTGAAAGAATTTGCTATCAGAATCATTGGATTCACTGGATTAACATTATCTGGCATTATCTTCAAAGAACTATTATCCAAAATGGTGAGGCGATTCAAGGGATAGAACTTGAACTATCCATTTTTAATGATTATCCTTTTTAAAAAATAAGGTTAATATGCAAAAGTTCGATTTTAAAGACATTACATTAGTTCCAGAAGCCCTCTCCTCAATTTCATCAAGAAATGAGATTGATATTAAAAATTCAAACAACAAATTACCAATAATAGTCAGTCCAATGGACACTGTTATTGATTATAACAACTATTCCATATTCTCAGATATGAAAATGGAAGTATGTTTACCAAGAAACGAAAGATTAGATGAATACGATGGGTTTACATCAATATCATTAACAGAATTTGAATTAATGATTGACAAACACAAACGTTTTGAAGTAGAACCCATTGAAACCAAAATATTGGTTGATATCGCCAATGGTCATATGACAAAATTATATGATTTATGCAAATATTTTGTTAATGAAATCAAAACAAATCATAAATTGATGATTGGGAATATTGCCAATCCCACAACCTATGAAAAGTTTGCAGAATTGGGGGTTGATTATGTCCGAGTTGGTATTGGTGGAGGATCTGGTTGTCTTACATCAGCAAATACCGGAATACATTACCCAATGGCTTCCCTAATTTCAGAATGTTATCAAATCAAAAAGAATAGAAACTACCATACGAAGATTATTGCCGATGGTGGATTCAGAAATTATGATGACATAATCAAAGCATTGGCTCTAGGTGCTGATTATGTGATGTTGGGTGGTGTTTTAAATAAATCCCTTGAATCTTGTTCCCCAGTTTATTTTGGAAAACTAATTCCATTGAATAAATCAACATCAAAATATATGTGGGATAACCTTAAATTTTTGAGGAGATTTATGTTTAAGAAATTCAGAGGTATGAGCACCAAAGAAGTTCAGAAAAAGTGGGGGAAACAGAAATTAACAACATCAGAGGGTATTGTTAAGTATAACAAAGTTGAATATACAATGGAAAAATGGATTGAAAACTTTGAAGACTACTTAAAGTCAGCAATGTCTTATACTAACTCAAGAACTTTGGAAGAATTCAAAGAAACTGAATATGTTTTTATTACCCAAAATGCTTTAAACAGATATTACAAATAATTACATTTCAGTTATCAATACCTTCAATTCCCCATCACCTTTAATTACTCTATGATAAACCCCTACTGGTATATAATATTTTTCTCCAACGGTCAACCTCTTAGGTAGTTCATCATCCATTTGTAAATACCAATTATCACCTTCCAATACTTCAACAAGTCTATTCTCTCTGTCACGATGCCATTTCAGTTCTTCTGAATCAACGTTTGGGGAGAATACTCTTAGTTTTTTATTATCAATTATTTGTTGTTGATATGGCAGGTTTTCCATTACCAAGATTTTGAACTTTTAAGACCTAATTTCTTAGCGTGCCTCCCCACATTGCAACTCCAGTACCCAGCCATAGTTCTATCTTTCTTTTGAGCACAATTATGTCTTGCTCTGAATGATTTTGCTGCTTTAGGGTTTCTATTTCTTACTTTAAGATTTGGATCACCAAATGTAACTTTCTTGATTGTGCCTTTTGGTGTTTTAACATATACCGCAAATTTCTTTGGACCCCCAGGTGTTCTGAATGGAGAATTTAGGTTAACATTTTTTCCTCTATGTTTAGCTTCAGACAATAACTCCTCAACTTCTTCTTCATACATTGGGGCATCCAGCCAAACTTCATCACCATTTTCCAATAATACTTTCTTACCCAAGTCAGATTCAACTAACCAAGTGTCATCACCATTCAAAGTGATTTTATTTTCGTAATATAAATTTCTAACTTCATTGATTAATTTGAAATATTTGTCAGAATAAATTCTAAATACATTTTCAGATAATGGGATTTTATTACTTAAATGGTATTGTAATTCTTCAGAAATCATACTTGGTTGAGTTAATCTCATCGAATTGTCTACACTTTCTCTCAAAACTTTTTTAATTAGGTTATCTAGATTTTTGTTCATAAATTTTGATTTACCCATAAATATCACTACTATTATTATGAAATTTAATAACTTGAACAATATGACTAATATATTTTTATTTCTTTACTCCTTTACTTACATAATAATACGATTATATGTATTTGCTAAGGTTTTTTACCTTTTATGTATGACTTATTACTATCCAGAATCCCACGATATTAATTCATTAACTTGGTGGATATATTTTTTAATTTTTGATATTTGGTTAATATCTATGTTACCAAATAAAAAAGAAATTAAAAACAATAACGACATAACTCTACAATAAAATTTTCTATTTTTTGGTATATTTATAAAGAAAAAATTTATGAGAAAATATATCGTTAAAGAATCTGACATTAGAAGAGTATTAAGACAGACAATTAAAGAAGAAATGGGAATGGAACAAAAGGAACAAAAACAAGCTCCTCGTTGTGTTCCTGAAAATGTAATACCATTAGATGAAATTGTTGGTACTGCTGATGAATATGTTGATTATGCAAAAGGTGTAAGTAAAAGAAAATTAGGTGTGAATTCAATGGTTGATACCTTGGGGATTCTTAATAATATAAGACTATTCAATGATGTTAAAGATGGTGGTTCACATTTGGCTTACAATATGATGCACCATTTAAATAAGTTCAGAAATAAGAACTATTATGATGAAACATCCAATCAATGTAACAAAGCAATGGACAAAATAATTGAATTATACAAAGAAAATGAACACGGAACTGAACTTGTTAAGGACATTGAAAGAGTTTTAAATCTTCAAACAAAAGACGATGAATACACACCCTCACCAAGAGCTAAAGAATATCTAAAAAGATGTTTAGCTTTGGCTAAAGGGGAATAATCTAACCTCTTAGGAGGACTTTTAGGACCGTTACTAGTTATGGTAACAAAAAAAGAGGACATCGCTACGTCCTCTTTTTCTTTTATCGGTATTTATAAATAAAAACTATGAAAACTAAACTATTTTTTGGATGGGAAAATACAAAATGGTTGTTTAGAGAACTTGGTAAAATCTATTCATCAAAAAACTCAGTATTTTCCAAAAAAAGAATTGAATCCGGTATTGCATTTATTGTTGCACAATGGGGTATGATTTTCTTCCTATTAGAAAAAAACTCATCATTGACTATGACCGATTTAATCATGTGGGCTGGTGTTGAATTTGCTATCTCAGGATATATTATCCACCAAATTCAAAAAGAAAAGAAATCTGAAACCCCAACTGAAGAAACACAAGATTCAATTAACTAAAAAATAACCCCCAATGATGAGTTGGGGGTTATTTATCGTTTTGTTGGTGTCAACGAAATGATAATTACTTCACTTCCTCGAATTCAACGTCAGAACCACTAAAACCATCGGTATTTTCGGTTTGATTTACATTACTATACAATTCTTGAGTAATCTTTTGCATTGACATATTAACATTATCTAATGCTTTGTCAATTGTATCAATATCATTAGACTTCATACTCTCTTTAAGTTCAGTTAAACCCTGTTTAACCTCTTCTTTTTGTTCTTCACTGATTTTTTCATCTAGATTCTTCAATGTTTTCTCAATATTGAATACGGCACTATCAGCTTCATTCAATTTTTCAGCAGTTTCCTTAGCGGTTATATCAGATTCAGCATTTTCTTCAGCCTCTTTCTTCATTCTGTCAATTTCTTCTTGTGAAAGACCTGATGACGCCTCAATTCTGATGGTCTGTTGTTTATTCGTACCTTTGTCCAATGCCGACACACTGATAATACCATTAGCATCAATGTCAAAGGTCACCTCAATCTGTGGAATCCCCCTCATTGAGGTTGGAATCCCATCCAAATGGAATCTACCAATGGTTTTATTGTCTTTTGCCATTAATCTTTCCCCTTGTAAGACATGAATTTCAACAGTTGGTTGATTATCTACCGCAGTAGAGAAAATTTGTGACTTTTTAGTCGGAATTGTGGTATTTGCCTCAATTAATTTAGTAAATACACCCCCCATTGTTTCAATTCCTAGTGAAAGTGGGGTTACATCCAACAAAAGAACGTCTTTTACATCCCCAGCCAACACACCACCTTGAATAGCGGCACCTAAAGCTACAACTTCATCGGGATTTACACCTTTTGATGGTTCTTTTCCGAAAAATTTCTTAACCGCCTCTTGAATTGCTGGTATTCTAGTAGAACCCCCCACCAAAATGATTTCATCAATGTCATTTGGGGTCAATCCAGCGTTCTTTAGAGCTGATTTACATGGGTCAATGGTTCTTTGTACCAATTTGTCAATAATTTGTTCAAATTTTGACTTTGTGAGGGTCTTGATAAGGTGTTTCGGTTGATTATCAATCACCATAAAGTAAGGTAAGTTAATTTCCGTACTTTGAGATGATGAAAGTTCAATTTTCGCCTTCTCTGATGCCTCTCTAAGTCTCTGAATAGCCATAGAATCTTCAATCCAACCATTATTGTCATTTTTGAACTCAGATGTCAACCAATCAACTATTGCGTTGTCAAAATCATCACCACCAAGGTGAGTATCTCCATCAGTTGACAATACTTCAAACACGCCACCACCTAATTCAAGGATAGACACATCATGTGTCCCACCGCCGCAATCAAAGACAACTATTTTTGAGTCTTTATTCTTCTTATCAAGACCATAAGCCAATGCTGCGGCTGTTGGTTCATTGATAATACGTCTAACATTTAAACCCGCAATCTCTCCAGCTTCCTTTGTTGCTTGTCTTTGAGCATCATTGAAGTATGCTGGTACTGTAATAACCGCTTCAGTTACGGTTTGACCCAAGTAATCCTCAGCAGTTTGTTTCATTTTCTGTAAAACCATTGCTGAAAGTTCTTGTGGAGAATATTCCTTACCATCAATCTTAACTTTAGGGGTGTTATTTTTCCCTTTTGTGACATTATATGGTACTCTCTTAACCTCAGACTTGATTTCGTCATAACTTGAGCCCATAAATCGTTTAATTGAATAGATTGTCTTCTCTGGATTTGTTACAGCTTGTCTTTTTGCGGGATCACCCACCTTTCTTTCTCCACCATCTATAAATCCAATAATAGATGGGGTAGTTCTTTTACCTTCCGAATTGGTGATAATTACTGGTTCACCATTTTCCATAATCGCTACACATGAATTTGTAGTCCCTAGGTCAATACCCAAAATTTTACTCATAATTTAAATGTTTTTTGTTTAATTATATGTTTTATTTTTTATGGAGTCAACCCCCAACTTACTATCCCATATATAAAAATTAAACCAATAAAATTTTTACTGACAAATTGTCAGTTTTATGACTTTTTTAAAATTTATTTGTATTTATTCCTAAATGAAAAATTATGGACATCAACTTATTCAACATATTAAAAGATTAAATACAATCCTCCTTGTTTTTAGGGGGATTTTTTTTTATAATTAACCAATAAATTTAAATTTTTAAAAATGAAAAACACAAAAATCTACAACGAACTAGTTCAAAAAATGAGAACTTTCTTCCAAGCAAAAGGATTCTTGGAAGTACCAACACAATCAAGATTATCAATCCTCGCTGCGTGTGAAAATCCACATTCAATCACTAAATTTGAATATTTAGGACAAATTTGGCCTTTACCACAAACAGGTCAGATGTGGTTGGAGTATGAATTACTCAAAAACCCTGAATATCCTGGAGTATATTGTATTTCAACATCTTATAGACAAGAGAAAACACCAATAGTTGGCCGACATGAACTCATTTTTCAAATGTTTGAGGTTGAGACAAAAGGTACAAAAGAAGATATGGTTAAACTTCAAGCCGAAATGTTAGAATATCTTGGATTTAATACCCCAACTGTCGCTGACTACAATGAACTTTGTAAAAAATACGGAACAGAAATCCTTGAAGCTGAACACGAAACAAAAATGTGGAATGAAATCGGTGATTCTATTTCATTACAAAACTTCCCACTAAGAACAAACCCATTCTGGAATATGCAAAAGGGTGAAGGTGACAAATTCCAAAAGGTTGATGTTATTCTATTCGGACAAGAGACAATTGGTTCTGCTGAACGTTCTTGTGACAAAGAAGGAATGAAGGAAATGTTCTACACAATTGAAGGTGGAAACTATTCAGCAAAACTTTTTGAATTATTTGGTAAGGAAAGAGTAGAAAAAGAATTGGAAGAATTCTTATCTTTGGACTTCTTCCCAAGATTTGGTTGGGGTTGTGGTATGACCAGATTGGCAAGAGCGTATGAATTGAATCTTCAAAAAAAACTTAGTGCAGAAATCGCTTAATTATGGCAAAGAAACAAAATGTGGAAACACCAAAAACAAAAAGTACCAAATATGAATATGTCCTTGATTGTGGAGATATAATCCAAATATGGAGATATGATAAAAAATATGGTAAGAACGCTTATGAGGTGGAAAACATTTACAAAGGAGAACCAAAGTTCAGTAAATTAAAAAAGGGGTCGAATTCGACCCCTTTTTAAATTATTATAATATTTATTATCATAAAATAAATTTATAAATCAAAGTAAATGTCAACTGAAATTATTGTAGCTTTTATAACTGGTGTTATGGGACCTCTATCCCTAATTTATGCAAAGGCTTTTATAGATAAAAGAAAGAGAAAACCTGATACGGTTAAAGAAACCTTAAAAGTTAGCGAATTGGTAACAACAAAAATCGAATCACTAAGAGAAGAAATACGTTGCGATAGAGTTTTTATTACTCAGTTCCATAATGGAGGGAATTTTTACCCAACAGGAAAATCAATGGCTAAATTTAGTATTATGTATGAAAGTGTTGGACATAGTGTTGTGTCAAAACAAACTAATTTCCAAAACATTCCAGTTAATTTATTCAGTAAATCAATCAATCAATTGTTGGAAAATGATATTATTGAAATTTATGATTTTGAGGATATAACAACAGCAACATACGGACTAAAATATATAGCTGAAGAAATTGGTTGTATGTCACATTACGCTTTTGCAATTAAATCAATTGATAATAAATTCATTGGGACATTAGGAATTGATTTTACTAAAAAGAAAACAAAATTAAACCCCGAAGCAATCAATCATTTGTCAGTTTATGCTGGAACTCTTGGTGGGGTATTAATGAATCACTTAAAACAATAATTAAAATATGTTAAAAATCGGATCAAAAGGAAATTTGGTGAAACAACTTCAAGAAAAGTTGGGAGTAACCGCTGATGGTGATTTCGGTCCTATGACTGAAAAATCACTAAAAGAATGGCAAACTAAAAATGGACTAATTTCAGATGGAGTTGCTGGACCTATTACTTTGTCAAAGATGGGAATTGAAATCCCAACTATAAAAAAAGAAGACCTAAAATTGGATAAACTTAAAGGTCAAATACCTAATGCCGTAATTTCGGAAATCGCAATGATTGCCGATAAATTTGGAATCATTACCAATTTAAGATTGTGTCACTTTTTAGCTCAATGTTCAACTGAATCAGGTAACTTTAAACTAACCCTTGAGAATTTAAATTATTCCACATCTGGTTTAATGAAAATTTTCCCTGGTTATTTCCCTGGTAACTTGGCTGAATCATACGCACACCAACCTGAGAAGATTGCTTCTCGTGTTTATGGGAGTAGAATGGGTAATGGGGATGAAACATCTAAAGAGGGGTGGAAATTTCGTGGTCGCGGATTTTTGCAAGTAACAGGCAAACAAAATTACCAAATATTAGGTGATTTTTTAAATGTTGATTTGGTATCTAATCCAGACTTAGTTGCAACAACATACCCATTGTCTTCAGCTGCTCATTTCTTTTATAAAAATAATCTTTGGCCGATATGTGATGAAGGTTTATCAGAAGAAGTTGTAACAAGAGTAAGTAGAAGAGTAAATGGAGGTGATAACGGACTCCAACACAGAAAATCAGAATTCAAAAGATTTGAAAAACTATTGCTACTTTAAAAATAAAGCCCCACTTTTTAGGTGGGGCTTTTTATTATAAGAATACAAGTTCATTAGTTTCTTGATTCCATTCCACAGTCAATGGTTTGTTTTTATACTCATATCTTTCATTCAATACACTTGCATTGATATAATGAGTATCACCATCAAATACATAACCATAGCCAGTATGAATATGACCACAAACGTGAATCTTTGGTTTAATTTCCTTGATTCTTTCGGCCAATAATTCACAACCTAGATGTTCTGTTCTACCAATAACTTGATCAACATAACCATACGCAGGTCCGTGAGTGATAAGGATGTCAGCATCAGTTGGGATATTACTCCATCTACGTTTTAGTTCCTCACCTTTTCTTGGTAAGTTAAATGCCCAATCAAAGAATTCTGGTTGCCAAGGACTACCATATACTTTCACTGGTTTTTCATCGCCAATTTGGACTTCTACTGAACTATCTCTTAGGTATTCAAAGTTCTTATAGCTGTTTAATATTTCTTCGGTACGTCTAGGTATTAGAACGCTACCATGAACAAAGAATGGTTCTCTATCAATGAAACCCCAATCGTGGTTTCCTGCAATGAACACTTTGAAATCATAGTCCAATCCATCAAACCATTGACAGAAATCTTGTATCTCGTGATTGTAACCCATAGAAGACATATCTCCAGCATGAATAAGTAGATTACCCCATGGTAAATCCCTTTCAACTTGTTTATGTTTACTATGAGTATCTGATATAAATGTAATTTTCATTTTATTGTGTTTTTTTTATAAAAATAAACTATTTATATGATATAATAAAATCAATTATCAAAAAATTATGAAAAAAATTATGAA